TTACTGATCTGTATATCGTTAGGTTGATATATAGTCATTCTAAATGCTCTGTTTTGTCCATCATAGACAGCGCCACTTGTATTTGTTTGTACCGATATTTGAATATTCTCTGTATAGTCTGTTGGTACAAGTTCTTCGCCCCATCCTTCTAGTGCAGTTTGCTGGAATACGTTTCCATTATAGTCGTATCCTAAACTTGCAGCAGGTGTTGTAAACAACGAACTATCTACATTTGTAAGTGTGCTAGTAAATCCGCCGCCACTTAGTATTGTATCACCTGCCCAAGTTCTACCACTATGATCTTCATACTTCATAGTAACTTCATTGGTTCTGCTCAATTCGTCAATTTCAATGTTAGTTGATTCGCCATGTGTATTACTTTCGATACTGTTTAGTAGTTTAGTATGGAAAGGTTTGATAGTGTTGATGAAGCTTTCAACTGGTTCAATACTAGTCGGTTGGTAAACTTTCTTGTTCAGTAACAGTGGACGCTTCACTCCGAGACTGGTGTATGTTGTCTTGAATGCAAAATCATCTGCTGTGTTTTGTAGTAGTGCAGTAAACAACATTTTAAACCATAGCTTATTATACTTAACTTTATGGTGATTGATAAAGATTTTTGTCCTCAACAAGTCGAATAACTTGCTAATGACATTTTCACTTCCACTATCAAACGGAGTAATATCAAAGTTAGCAGTATCAAACCCATGTCCGAATTTTTGTTGGAACCACATCTCTTCACTAAGTTCTACTGTTGCTTTTTTCTTGAACACCAGCTTGTCAGCGCCGTTGATATAGTAATACATTTCACTTCTAATAATATCATCACCTGATGTATTTTTAATTAGTATATAGCTTCCTTCTATTGGTTCGCCTGCATCTATGTATGCTTGCTTTGTGGCATACACTTTATCAGGTACTGTCGAACTGTCAAATTGATATGTGATGTTGTTGTCTAGATCTCGTTCAGTTAACTTCCAGTCAACCAAACTAACATAATCATAAACATCATATGTTACTGCGCCTTCAACAAATACATTGGTAAATGCAGTCTCCCAGTTGTTAATTTCATCTATTACATTTACCTCACTTAACAACGAGTTTACAGTATAAACAAAGTTTTGTCTAGCCTCTACTAAGTCTCTATACAAACTTTGTCTAGGTCTTACCTGGTGTCCATACCTATTAAACTTGTGTAGCTTGAGATCCGGAACAGGTTGACTTCTGTTAATTATAATATCGTCTGCCTGTGTGCCATCTTCAAATGCATAGTCATAAATTCTATTCCAATGTGACATATTACTATCTGTGCTGGGTTGATTACTAAGGTTGCTGTCAACTCTACTTATATAATAATTAGCACCATCTTTTACTACTGCATCTTTTGCATATGATGTATTACTAGCCCATGTAGTAAACGTTTCGGTAATACTGAATCTGTTGAATCCAGATAAACTATCTCTAACTTTAATATGCAAGTACTCTGGAATTATACTTTGCTCATCGCCTTCAGCTAGCAGTAGCCAATCCTGCATAGGTAGTGCATTATCTCGCTTGTTGACATCCAGTTGAACCACTGTATTGTTTGTTACAACATTAGCAATACCTGCCAACATAATTATATCACTGCTAGCAGTAGCGCACCACTGTATTCCAAAACTACTAGGATCTACCAGTAACTGACTTAGTTGTAGAACATTATAATTTCTAACTCCGCTAAAGTTTGTCCTTGACTTAACCCAGAAGTAATATACTGTTTCGTTTCTTTTTGTACGTTTATTATAGTATAGTTCTTGACTCCAGTTATAAACCGGAACACCATTAACTGTGGTAAAATATGCACTGCCACTAGCTAGTTGACCGTCCACTTCAGTTTCTTGATCAACTAGTGTACTCCACTGCTCTGGAAGTACAGGTGATCTTGTCCATTCGTAAATGTCAATACTAGCACCATCAAATAGTTTACCCCAGTTATTTTGCATATAGTCAACATTACCCTGCTCATAGTCTAGATAAACTGCGGTACTTAAATCCCACCAGCGTTGACCTATGTAATCGCTCTGCCATGCATTGATATTATCGACTTCACCATCTAGTGTATTGTTGTTGTAATTTGCAACATCGTTGGTTAGTGTAAAATCAATCTCATTTTGAATGAATCCAAACACAATACCTTTAGCTGGATCCCATGTTTCCAATGTGGTTAAACTTGTCTGCTTAACAGCATCGTACAACTTAACATTTTTAACTAGATCATTTCTTGCTTGTACATTACCAGTTCTCACAACATGCCATGCGCCATTGTTTCCGTTGGTGTCGTCCCATGTTCCGATCCACTTGTACACTTGACTTAATCCAGTGCCATCATTATCAACAAATGCATGTACAGGTCTGCTACTGTTGTTCTGTCTAACACTAGAGAAATTGTATTTGTAAACTCCGTTGACTTTAGTTTGTCTGTCAGCTTCCATTTCTGTATAAGAACTGAATCTCATTTTACGCAAAGGATAGATATTTCCAACATGTCCTGTTGCTTCAATGTACTGGTCAATATAAAATCTTCGTGTGTTATTTGGATCAACTCTAGTAACTTTGTGAACGCCATCTATGCTAGGAATAGTATCACTTCCTCGAATCAATATATGGTCGCCTGCTACAAGGTTGTGAGCTTGTGTATCACCAGTTTGTCTTGTTACATCCAACTGTGCTTCATCTGCGTCTAATATTCCGCCGCATGCATCATGTGTGTACATTCCAAAGTCCATAGTTTGGTATATTTCGTAACCTAAGTTGTAGTTTCCAAACTCACTATCGTCTGCAACCCATATACTAAACAAGTTAGGATCGTTTGTTAATGCTTGAAACACTTGATTTCCGTCACTGCCTACAACTGCATTGAACACATTACTCACATTACCAAGTGTAGCATCTGTTGTCTTAGCTATAAAACCAACTGTGTCATTAGCTGTACCAGCTCCAATTATCAATGTTGCGTTTGTACTGGTTATTTTAATTTTGTTGTTGGCATTTATTGCAGTTACACCAGTTATAGATGCAAGGTTAATACTTTCCAATATATCAGTTAAGTTGAGACTTGAAGCTGTAGTAGCAGTTATTGTACTTGCAGGTGTTACGCCACTACTAATTCCTAAGGTACTATTTGCTGTTCCTGCACCAATATAAAACTGAGTTAAACTACACTGCAATCTAATTAAGTTTCCAAGTATATTAGCTGTTACGCCTGTAATATTAGCGTTGTTGATTTGATCAACAACCTGCTGTTGAGTTAGTGCTGGCGTAGTAATAACTTGTGTACTTTGACTTTGTATAGTTTCTTGTGCACCGTTAAATCCTACAGCGGCATTCATTGTGCCTGCACTAATTACTAAACTAAATGCAGTTGCAGGAGTATTGGTTATTTTCGTAATCCGCAATTGGCTACTAGCAGTTGCACTAGCTGTAACATTAGCAATACCAGCGGCATTGATTCTAGTTACAATATCAGTTAGGGCATACTGTTTATTACTACTGCTTGACTCTGTTGCAACCACAGTGGTTGTGCTAAATGTACTGGATGCATATGTACTGTTCTTTAAGTACGTTGCGATATCATCTGTGTAGTCACCATTGTTTAATGCACCCTGTGTATTGGAAATTTGCGATGCAGTAATAGTTTCTGATCCGTCCTCGACACTAGTGCTATTAAAACTTGTACCTAAGATGTTGTTAACTAAGATCACATCTTGAGCTAAGAAATCCTGTGCCGGTACTAGTGTACTGCCGCCTGCGCCTATTAGTGTTTTAACATGGTCAATATTAATTCCTGCATTATTTGTATAGTAGGTTGTGATCCATGTGGTCCATGCTGCAGGAGTATTAGCTGCAACATACGCACTACGAAGTGCTTCTATTTTACCAACCCTAGCTACTGCTGTGGATGCAATAGTGCTTTGATTTTGTGTCCAACTACTGTTAAATGTATTCTCATATGCTACCTGTGCGGTAATATTACTACTACCACTTACTGTTTCATTGAAGTTTACAGTTGTTCCTTCAATCAGCAATGTTGCAGTTGCACTGCCTTGTATCAATGGGTTAACTGTAGTTCCTGTTTTAACAATACTGTTGAATGTTGTTGTAACAACACTATTAATAAATGTTACTGTTGAACTAAATGTACTGGTCTGTCCTACTTCCAATGTACTGTTGTGTGCCACTACATTACTAGTTCTAACATCTTGTGTACCATCAACTGTGATGATATTAGAAACTGTACTTGTTGCACTTTTAGTTAAACTAATAGTAGTGCCGTCAACTATTAATGTTTGTCCTGCACTAGGAATAATCGGTAGTGTTACACTACCAGTAAGCACAATAGGATTAAGTGCAGTAGTTAATCCGCTAGCACCGTCTGGGTCTGACATTTCCCATACTTTGCCTAAGTGAACTACTTTGTCTCCTAGTTTGTAACTGGTTTTACTATCCCATTTATCATAGTCTTGCCAATCACCATCAAAGTCGTATGCTGGTTTTGTTTCTTGTGGGAACGCTAAAAAGTCTTCCTTGTTAACTGCTCTATAATCAGTTTCATTTATCAATGGCAATCCTGCGTTGATAAAATCGTTTACAAATAGTGTAGGTGTAGTTTGTGAAACGTAAGTTTTGACTTCTCTAGTTGTGAACTGATCAATCTCAGGATTGTATACATTTAAATGACTAGTGTCGTCTATGTCAATTACAATATCACTACTAACATCATACTTGTATCCTTTTGTGAATCTAACAGGCTGTGGATTTGTTACCAATAGTTCAGGAGTAATTTGAAATTCTGTTAATCTTCTCTTGTCTGTATCGCCGAAGTCTGCCATTCTCACTGCCCACATCTCATGTAAGTCAGCAGTAGCATCTCCGTTGAATAGTCCTTTGTTTCTCATAAATGCATCTAGTGCATAGCGTGTGCCTTTGTACTTGTAGGTGCCTTTGGTAAATTCATAAACACTGTCGTCGTCCATGTCAAGTGTCTTAGCCCAATCGGGTTTATTGTACCCACTGTTGAATCTAGCAACATCACTCATCTGTTTATTGCTTAGTGTATTGGTTCTACCGTAGTACTGATCTACTTGTCCAGCTACGCTATCAAAGTTTGGTAGTATACTGTCGCCGTTGACAATGTGACCCGGAGTATAAAGTTTGCCATTCCAGTCCTTTGTTCTACTGCCACGCCATATTATTCTTTCGTGTACTTGTCCGATTTCACTTGAAGCAATAACATCATCAAAGTTTGTTACATTATCAAATATAATTATATGTTCCATCTGAACTTTGTACAATCTCAATCCGTACAGTTTAGTAGTGGCGCTGTCTTTGGCTTCGAATACTGTTTCTTGTTCTAGTGACATACTGCTTCTATTAATAGCTAATTCGCTAGCACCGATCTGTGTGCCTAAGTTATTAACAATATTGTAGACTCCGTCATACTTTGTATTTAGGTTATCAAAATATCCCAGTGTGTCATCTTGTACCGTTACTTTACTTGGATCTGGAATCAAGTAAAGTATCTCTGTTGAGGTACTAGCCGCCCAAGTACCAAAATTACTTGCACTTGTCTTCCACTGTTGAGTGAATCCTAAACTGTTCAAGTAGTTACCATATCCATTGATAAAGTCATAAACTTCTTGCACTGTGTCCAACACTGTGTTATAGTCTAGTCGACTAACAACAGTTTCAAAATCTATATATCGTCTAACAGTAATACTAGATGCTATACCTTCAAATTGTACTGCGGCACTAGTACTGTTTGTTGCTACGGCTGTATATTTAAAGCAACCTAAGCTATTATCATATCCATTAATTTTATATCCAGCGCCTGACTTGGTTACGATAATGCCACCAAAGAAATATTCAGTATCCGGTTTGTTAACATACATATGTGTACTAAAGTTTTCTTCTGGTACAAATACTCTGCCTTTATCTTGGCTACTTTCTAGTATAAATTTCTGATTGCTGTTGACAAATCCGCCAGCTTTGACAATAGGATTGAATGTCATATTTTTAAATCTTTGTAGTATTACATCAGTTGTTGTTCCGCTTAGTAGTGCATAAGATGTAATACTATTACTCATACCACTGAAGTAACGTCTGGTGTCTTTTGCAATCACTGCTTCTAATACTGCATTGCCACTTGACAATTCCAGTCTAGGTGTGTTGTAATACTCTTGTCCTTGCTTGGTAATTCTAACTGAACTAACACTTCCGTTTATGATACTAACTCTTACTTTAGCACCTGATCCGAAGTTGTCGTATACTGCCACAGTTGGTGTACTAGAGTATCCACTGCCAGGATTTTTTATTCTAACACTTTCAATAATCGCACCAGTTATCTTACTATCACTAAGATCAATATTCTTCCAGCTGGATAGCTTGCTAGTATCTGTATCTTGTACCTGTGGATTTTCATAGCCCAGGGTGTTTACTAATACTCGTTTGTTTGTTTTAAAGTAGAGGTTTGTTGCAATTAGCGGTCTTGTTCTCATCATTGCAATTGCTTCTGCAAATCGGAATTCACTGCTTCTGCGCCACTCTGTTTCGACTGGACCCGAATCACCGTAAACAAAATCTTTAGCGGCATCAGTTGCGCTTGGAGCGGTTGCAATGATACCTGAATCAACTGGGGTTTTTAGTACATAACCTGTTGTAACTATTTCCTTATTAGTCCAGTCGAAAGATCCATAACTGTAATCTAAATCATAAACTTGTAGGTTACTTGCTAAACTAGGGTCACTAATATTACCACTTTTTAGTGCGGTAATCAATGCTGTGCGTTTAGCAGCAATCCCCCAATCATAATTTGCGTCCCACCATGTTGGCTTCTTGTTGTATCCCATCATCTCCCAAGGATCAGTATGTGGTCTATCTGTATTAAAGAAATAATGATACAATCCTCTCCAGCCACCTATGTTTGGAGTAACACTGCTATAGTTCCAAGTAAATCCGTTACTAGCATCGTAGGAACTAGATGAGTTAAAATTGGTTTTGTTGTTTAGTGTTTTCCATTTATTGTATTCACTTTTCATAGTATCTTGATGCTGCTTCCAACTGTAACTTGTTGTTCTAGCGGCGTTGGTCAGATACTTTTTATGGTTCACTACTGAAGATAACTCTAAGCCTAGGTTATTATAGATTCTTAATTCTAAGTCCCATAGTCCGGCATCAACTGGATCAAATCCTGCTTTTTGTCTGTCGTAAAGTTCTGTTCCATTACGTATATGAATGCTTCCGTCATGCCCATGGATGGTCGGCTTTGTTTCTTTAGTCACATCATCAACAATATAATCAGTTCGGAACGCAGGTAGACTGGGTAAAGTTAACCCTAACTTAACTGCACTAGGGGGAACAAAACTACTGCTGTCTCTAGGATACCATCTGAAATGTACATTATTTCTGCCGTCCGGACCGAAGCTATTGGCAAAGACCGCAGCCTCTATACTAAATGTATCATTATTCAATGTGTAATCAGTTTCATACTTCAGTTGTTTCCAAACATGATTGCCGCCGGACATCACCTTTACAAACAGTTGATGATGATTGAATGTGTTGTCATATTCATTTAAGGGTTGAGGTAGTTTAAATGTTGGTGTTTGGCCTGATACCCAAACAGTGTCAAGACTTTCATAATCTCTGTACATCGCCATTTGACTTCTAGAATACAAGCTATTTTTGTTTTTACCAACATTAATTGCTTCTAGTGTTTTGTCAACCAGTGTGTACACTGACTCTGTTTCATCAAGTGTCGTATGCAGTTGTGCTATTTTAGTTTTAAATGCTTGCATAAAGTTTCTATAACTGTTACTACTATGTTGTAGACTACTAATAGGATCAGTATCGTTCTCAGTGAACAGTTGATTAACCAGCTCAGTTGAATAAGGTTGCTGCCTAATAGTTCCGCCGTGTGTATGATCGTGCGGCATATTTCTATAATTATTAACACCTAATACATCACCAGTGAATCGCGGGTTACTTGTCATCTGAGAACTTATGTGTCCAATCAAGTCGCCATAACTAACTGTATTAAATGATAAATTCTGTGGATTAAATTTGTGAGTGTCTGCTACTTCAAAGCTGCCTTCAACAGTATCGCTATATGTTCCCTTGTTAGCAAAACTTAAACGGTAGTGATCGCCAACTTTAAGTCCACTAGTAACTTTTAGGAAGTTATCACTAGAATCATTAGCTGTCCAACCAAAGAATGGTGCGCCATTTTTATGCATCATCAGCGAATTATTATACCACGCAGCGAGCCTCGCTGCGGAGGCATCAGATAGATATACAACACCAAAGTCATTCGGGGTTGCTTTCAGTCTATACTTAAAGCTATTAATAGCAATGTCTTCCTGCACCTCTAAAACCAAACTGTCATTTTTGGTGGGATTAATATTAGTAATCTGCACGCCTGAATCAATAGTGGAGCCGTCCATGTCAACAAATTCTATTTCAGCACTTGGAAAAAGAAACTCGAAGTTAACAGGAATAGATGGCGATTTGAGCATATACAAGTTAGGTAACTTACCAGAGATTCTTTTATGTCTTGGATCCCTTGCACTGTGCTCAAGAGCTGCCAATACACCATTCTCTTTGAAAAGTCGATAATGACTAGTTGGGGTGAGCCAGTAACCGTTATTTCCAAGATCAAACATTAAAGGCACAGTACTATCTGTCACTGTTTTATTAATCACTCTCTTAACAGACTGTTCGCCTCTGAGATTACTCCAACCATTTTGATATCTGTTTGTATCTAAGTTTTTATAATAGTAGTATCCCGGAATTTCCTTTGTTAAATTTTTCTGTAAGTCTGCACTCTGCTCAGTGTAAGTAAATCTCTTGTGAAGAAGATCAATTTGAAAGTTTAGTCCAGGATTGTTTCCGTAATCAGAATACTCTGGCTTAAAGCCCAAAGCATCGTCGAATGTATTGGTTTCACTGTGTGTAAAATTGAAAATATTTCCGCCTGAATAATTACGATCGCTAAGAGGGTACTTGGTAGGATCACTTAATTTAGTTAGGGTAGTGTCATACAATTCGTATAATATGCCCTGACTTCTGTGATGCTTTTGTTGCCCGTATACCCAACCTGTTCCGTTCCAAAATAATTCACTGCCGCTGAACGGTGCGTCTTTTTCACCACCGGAACTGTACAATATGTTTCTAAATTGTAGCGTATTAAATCCGTTCAACAGGACTATTTTATCGTTAGCTACCAATGCTGTAGCACTATTGCTTCCGTCACTGTTGTACTTTTCAGCGAGCGTAATACTAGTACCAACTCCGCCTACTTCAAAAATTTTGTTTTTGTATGCTGCATTAGCACTTTCAAAGAATATAATCAAGTCTTTGTTTGCTAGTGCAACAGGAACAATGGGTTGCCAAAACTCTCTATTTTTTATATCCAATGGATCTAGTGCAGTACTGTGACTCTGCACACATTCCCAATATGTAATTATTGTGCCGGTTGTTAGTTTAACTCTAGTTAATTTATCAGCGCCAACTGTCTTTGCCCATTCAGTTGTTATACCTGCAATCATTACATCGTATGTAGCTTGCCCGACAATAGTTGTTGCTGGGTCTTCTGAACTTTCTAATCCATGATCTACATACGCAATCTGTTTTGTACCTGCAGCAAATTTTTGAATATTTGCTTTGAATTCGATAATAGGACGAACAGCTCTATATTTGTCTAGCAAATATAAACTACTGCTGGTTGCATTAAATGTAAACGTTGCCTCAGCGGCTGCTTCGTGTATCCATAGATTGCTTCTTGACCATGCACTTTGATCTGTTGCATTTCTTTGCTCAACAAAATAATCTCGGGTTGTTAATCTATGTTTTCGTTCATCAAACGGTTGACTATTATTATATGCTAGCAGATCGTTGGCATAACCAGCTGTTTTTTGATCGCTATAAATTGTAGCATTTATCCAACGTCTGGTCCCAAATGTACTATCTGAGCCGTACCTACTTGATTGGAACTGTGTTGTAAACTTAATGCCGCCGGGTTGTCCTACATTATCAACAATATAAATGTCATCTACATTATAACTAGAGCTACTACTGTTTACATAGTAAGTGTGTATTTCTACAATTGCGTTAACCGCAGGAGCAGTTGCCAGTGTTACTACACCTGTTCCTGGAACATATGTCACATCGCTAGCGCCTTGCAGTTCAACATTATCTACAAAGACCTTTATCGACTGAGCATTAGTACTAGTAGCTGTAAATATTTTATTTGCAGCAACAGTTTGTGTAATTTTATCAACAGTTGTAGGAGCAAATTGTATACGCATACCATTTTGCAATTTCAGTGTTTTTCCGTTACTGAGCACAGGAGTTGTGTATTCTGTTGCTACAGTAATATCGTCAATGTCTATTACGATTGCACTTGTGGGTTTAATCTCACAATGCGGAATTACATCTGCTAACCAAAAATACTTGTGATAGTTTAGAAACATATCATAGTTAATAGGTAGGTCTAGTGTATAGCTCATCTCGTTCATTGATTTGTCGAGATTGTTGACTTCGATATCGTTATATTTCATCGACTTTATTAGGTCGTCATAAGCTAGTGTGCCTACAACATTTTTGCTGTCGTCTCTATTAACAAATCCCGGAGTAAACTGATAAGGATCATTGCTTCTTCCGTCTATTAGATAGTTGTCATCAGTTTCTTTGTTGATAGTTTGTTTACCAACAATATTATTAACAGCTTGTAAACTACCACTTGACATCAACTGCTCAAGTGTGCTATCTAAGAACTGACTGTTTACCTGCGTCTGTAAGATGCTGGGTAGTAATTTAGTAACTTCTCTAGAACCAGTATGCTCTAAACTTTCTCCCGGTCTAGTAACTAATGGTGCTACTACCGGTTTTGCCTGACGTTCGCTCATTAATAGCCTCCTCCGCTACCACTACCACCACTATTTGAACTAACGTTAATACCGGTATTCTGTGAAATTGTTGTACTGTTACCGGCTGATGTTTTGGTAACAATAATATTTGAACTACTCAATATTGGCAGAAACAGTTCATCACTGTCGCTGGTTATCTCAAATAATGCAGTAGTATCTTTTGTACTGCCAATTGGGTTTATTGTAATTTGGCTTATCTCGCCAATCATGTTGTTGTGTATGTATGCTGCCATTTCAGTAAAGTAAAACTCTTCACCGAAGTCCCAGTTATCAATGCTAAAATAACCAGTAATTAAACTGATAACTCGTTGCTGAATCTCAGTGTCACTGAGTGTACTGTTTACAGTTTTAGTTACATTGAATCTTGCTTGTAGTTCACCACTTGCGAGATCCCCGAATAGTATTTTATACTTAACAGGTCTATATATAACTTGATCACTAATACTCTTCTTCTCATTGAGGCTACCAAATAATTCTCCTAGCTCGCTTACTGTTGGCGCACTTGGCTTGGTCTCAATTCTACCATCATACTGTGCCCATGTTCTGAACCTTGTGTTGTAGCTGTTGAGCAATACATAAGTGTCAATGATGTTGGTAGTACTTGGATCAATCACTTGATTAATGTCAGCAATTCTGTTATACTGCATATGCAAATCACTTGTGCCGTTCACTACTGTTGTTCCGTTGATGTTATCTGCAACTGTATATTTAAATCCGTCAACTGTGGTGGTGCCTAATTTTATTGTTTGTCCTGCTAGTATTCTATTAAATGCCTCTGGATCAGTTGGGTATCCGTCATTGTCGGGATCAGCAAGAGTTACTCTTACATTATGCGGATCAGTATACCCATCTTGATATGTAAATGTTCCAAATGCGTTGAGTTTATAATCTACTCCCATTGGACTTGGGTCTGTTTTACTTATAGGATTAATTTTTAGAATCTTAACATTGTCTCTGAGAGGCTTTTGTGTCTCACTACTAAAACTATTACTAAAGTTTAGGTTTGTAAATTTAAGTTTCTTTGGACTTCCAATTACAAACTGTGTTTTTCTTGCCAACATTTCCCAATCAGTGGAACTATAATTAAAACGTAGTATCCAACTGTTGTCTATTCCGGTACTTGTGTTGTCACCCTCATACTGTTTACTCCAGTTACTAGCGTCGTTGAGTGTTGTGGTGTTAGCAGGTAAGTTACTGCTATCAATTACAACCCATTCTTGAATGTTTGCATTGTATCTTAATCCAAAGCTATTCCTGCTATCAATTTTTGCAATCACTGATGTTTTAATAGTGCTTGATAAATCATGTGCAATCTTGGGAACAATACGTTTAACTCTTGCGCCTGTTGGAATAATACCGTTTAATACTACTGCGCCTTTGCCTGTGTTGTCAATACCAGTTGGAGAACCAGTACTGTCATCTTCGCCTTGCCCGTCTTTGTAAATTCTATCAATCTTAACCCAGCATATTTTTGCGTCAACTACACTGGATTTGGCTACGGCGCCACTGCCGCCTCCACTAGCAAATGTTATATTTGTACTTTGATCATATCCGCTACCACTATTTGTAACAGTAACACCTGTAACAACACCGTTTAATACTGTAGCAACACCAGTAGCACCAGTGCCTTTGCCTGCGAACGTTACAGTTGGCGTACTGGTATACCCAGTGCCTCCTGTTACAATTGTGGTTGAACCAATATAGCCTTCTTTATAAGGCGAACTGATAAATTCAACCAGTCCATTTAAATCTGCCTTTTTCAAACTGTTGCTTGCTGTAAGTCCAGTACGTTGTACAGTTGAGTTATATGTAAAATATCCGCTACAGCCGTTAGCACCGCTGGTAACTTGTGTCCAACGAAATGTGTTTGTGTCTGGTGTACCTAAGTAAGTTATACCAGTTGTAGTATCTGTAAAGTCTGTTAGTGCAACATATGCGGCATTACTGTAACCATGTCTATTATAATAGAAGTTATTCAGTTCACTATGATCCAACAACGGCTTGATATATTTGTTATATATCGAAGTGCCTGTTAAGTTACTGGGTAAACTAACAATGCTTCTACTGGTGATATTATTTTCATACAAGTATCCGTCATCTGTGTACTGTATTGCATCTGCATAAGTTGCTGTGGGATCATACAAGTCACGGAATCTACTATGACCACTGTGTACTCTGTTTATACTTTTGATCTTGCGAATGTTCTCGCTTACTGTTACAGGAAAAATACTGTAGTCTTCTGCTGTAATCATTCTATCCTGTGTTGCAAAGAAGCGTGGTGCGTTGGCTTTGATACTGCCAACACTTTCTCTAACACTAGCATTTGTAACATTGGTTTTTAGACTTGCATTAAACAATGCATTGTATGTGTTGCCGTTTGCACCAATATAACTCATTGTAAAACTAGTAGTGTTAAATCCATCAGGTGTCAAACTATATGTCTGATTCAGACCAGTTCTATACCATACTCTAATAATACCGCGTGGAGTGTTGCCAAAGTTACCATCAGCAAATACTATACTAATCTGATCATTTTCTCGACTAGCCACACTAAAGATATCTCTAATGCTGTTGTTCTTGGCATTAAACAATGTGCCATTGCCAAATAGTTTATCTACTTGTGTCCATGTTTTCTGAACTTGTCCTATTTCATCAATGGTCTGTACCCATACATTACCATTGGCAACATTATCAACGTTGACATCTAATGCTATATTAGGTAAGCCTTCTGATATTTGAAAGTCTTTATGTTCTAGTGAGCCTTGTTTAAAGCCTACAAAGAATCCAGTGTTGGGACTGCCAGTACCGCTGCTATCATTTTTATACAATAAGTCAACTACACTATAAGGGTTAGGTGCTCTCTCAATCAGTGTTTGATTGGCAATATTATAACTTGGACTATAAAAACTAAAGTTAGCACTTGCGCCGTTAATTTTGTTTGAAAAGTTTCTTTCGGCAGTGTTATTTGTACTGTTTGTTCTGTAGATTTCGTTAGTTGCACTTGTGCTACTAAAGCTACTGTACGGTGATCCAAATTGGCTACTGCTTTGAAAGATTGCATTCATAATAGTTAAAAAGTTTTGATAGCTGTTGTTGTCTGCTAAATTCTCAAACTGTACATTGGCATTGGCTAGACTATTTCCATTTGTATCAAACACAGGCTCAGTGGTCTTAACACTGTCAATTTTTAAATAGCCACTAGCAACTACATTCCTAGTAGGCTTATATCCCAAGAACTCTGCAATCCGCAACGCACTATCTCTGCGTTCCGCTGTACTTAGATAGTTTTCTCTGCTTGCTAGGTCTGCTCTAAATGCTAAGTTATGTCCTAAGAACGCCAATAATTCTAGTAGTGCTATAAATTCACTACTATTAATATA